CGAAGTACCAGTTACACCCAATGTACCACTGAATGTAGCTGCTGTGGCATTTAATACGGCCAGTGTACTAGTGCCAGTGACGCCTAAAGTACCACTTGCTACTATATTAGTTGCTTGTAATCCATTAAGGACTGAAGTACCAGTTACACCCAGTGTACCACTAAATGTAGCCGATGTAGCATTTAGCACTCTTAAAGTAGTTGTACCAGTTACACCCAGTGTACCACTAAATGTAGCCGATGTAGCATTTACAACACCTAATGTGCTAGTTCCTGTTACTCCTAGTGTGCCGCTTGCTACAATGTTAGTAGTCTGTAATCCATTAAGTACCGAAGTCCCAGTTACTGTTAGTGAACTTACTATAGTATTTGAAAAATATGATGGACCATTAACAAACAAACTACCATTAATGCCAACGCCGCCTTGGATTTGCAGTGCATTACCTGCAACTGTAGTTGTGTTACTCAGTGTACTGGTTAAAGTCAGTGTATTATTATAACTAGGTGCGTTAGTACCGTTGCTAACTAATACGTTACCTGCTGTTCCTGGACCATAAAAACTAGTAACGCCAGGTGCTGTTTGATAAGGCACCTGGCCAACAGTTCCATTAGCAATATTAGTAGCAGTAGAAATAACACCGGTAGCATTTACCACACCGTAAATTACGCCGCCTACATACAAGTTTTGTCCAATTCCAACTCCGCCGATAACTTGCAATGCTCCGCTAGCTGTAGAAGTAGCGGATGTATTATTAGTAATTGAAATATTGTTGTTAGTTACTGCACCTCGATCAGTAACACTTTGTAACGTACTGGTATTCCATATTACTACTGAGCCAATAGGCGTTGATATTGCTGTGTCTGTGCCAGCCGTAATCAAGTTAACTGCAAAATTTCCAATACTAGCAGTAGTTAATATTAATGCGTTATCGATGTATGATGCAGTACTAACATACAATGCACCACCTATGCCAACACCGCCGCGTACCTGTAATGCTCCAGTACTAGTAGATACGGACGTTACTGTAGATACAATTATAGTTGATGTTCCACCTATTGTAGTAACACCCAGTGCTCCTGCAACTGCTGAGCCAATATTAATTGTACTAGTCGATCCTGCAAGGCCAGCAGTACCAATGTTAATTACTTTGATAGATCCTGCAGCAGTAGCACCCGATGACAAGTTTAATGTCTGAGCAGCAGTAGACTGACCAACGGTAATTACACCAGTAGCCGCAGTACCACCTACTGTAATTGCTCCAGTTGTTTCGCTGGTAGCAATACTTAGAGCACCCGATGTCAATCCAGAGAACAAAGAAGCAGCGGCTGTAGCAGAACCAACGTTTAAATCGTTGCCGCTAATTGTTATGTCGCCGCCGACAACAAGATCTCCAACGGTGTTTACCTGTCCTTCAAGTACCGTACGTCCGTTAACATAAAAATTATCAACAACTCTGGTGTTGCCGGCAAGTTCAATTTTACTAGTAGACGTTTCTGGATCAATCTCTACAGCCTGACGATCTGTGTGGAATTTTAATACTACATCACTACTAGATCCGCATAGGAATGCTACGTTAGCAGACTCATTGATGTACATACCAGTTGGGGTAGTTTCATACCACCCTGCGTAGAATCTATCATAAAATACAGCGGTAGCAATATCCCATGCTGTGCCTAATCTATATTCGTTGACATCATCGCCTGTGCTGCCATAGACATACATACGTGTGCCAATGCTGTTAAATCTTAGACCAGTACCTCCACTTTCTTGACCAACAACACTAAATTGTTTAGTCCAAATTGCTGTTCCAACGTTGTATGCTGAACTCAATGCAAACTGATGTACGGCATCAGTGGTTGAGTCCTGAATGTACATTATTGTACCGTCATTATTAAAGTCAACGGCCTGAGGTGCAGTCATTGCCGCCGGAATTCCACCAGCATCTCCTATGGCGAATCGTATCGAACTTACTAATGTTGCACTGCTTACATCCCAAGGTGTACCTAAGGTAAAGTAATAGGCTCTATCTTGACTGGCAACATCAGAACCGTTGGCAATAACAACTCCGGTATTACCGCAAGTTATCATTTTAGTACCATCAGGACTAATAAACAATCCTAATGTACTGGCATCAATTGATGACATTACAAAAGTTGATCCTGCTACTGCTGTGGTGATGTCCCAAGCAACTGATAAATCGTATTGGGTGATAACAGATGCTGTAGCAACGTACATTCTTAAACCATCTGATTTGAAGAATATGTCAACTGGATTAGTAACACTGAATGTGCTATCATAGGCCCAACCTGCTACGCTGTCTATGCCAGCATTGATAGCAGTATTTTTAATACCTAGTCTTCCACCAAGATACAAATTGCCGCCAACACCTACTCCGCCTACAACTGTTAACGCACCGGTATTGGTAGAAGTAGCAGAAGTAGCGTTTAATATAGAAATTGCTACAGTAGTTGATGAACCTTGTTGAGTGACCTGTTGCAGTGTGCTGGCAATAAGTGTGGCGGTTGTTAATACTTCATACCCGCTAACCCAGGCTTGTCCACCTACCCATAAATCTTTTCCAATGCCTACACCGCCACTAACTTGTAGGGCACCAGACGTAGTTGATGTTGAGTTTGTTTGATTAGATAGTGTTGCGTTATTAAGTTCACTCAATCCACCAACTGCTAGTCTAGCATTGACAGTTAACTGGCTTGCTGTTGTTACTCCAGCAGTTACCGCATTTAATGTGCTTAAATTACTAACTGTTAAATCAGTAAATGTTCCAGTAGTAACAGTAATAAACGGAACAATTCCGTGTATAGTTAAATTACCGTAGATTACAGCGTCTTCGCCAACTATGAGATTTTTTGCAATGGCTGCACCACCATCAACTTGTAATGTGCTTGTGTTACCCGTAGACGATGTTACTGTGGCTGTTCCTAAAACAGTTAAGCCAGAGTTTACAATAAAGTCTTGCGTTGGAGCTTGTGCCATGCCGTTTTATTTCCTTAAGATGCCATGCCGGTTCTAAGAACTTTTATAGTTTTGTTTGTTGCTGCCGATGCTGTAAAATATAATCGTACTATACTATCTACAATACTTAGATCAGCGGTAAAAGATCCTAAAGTACCACCAGTATTAACTAGGCCGTACTGAGTAGAATAGACAGTGTTGCTATGATGAATTAAGTTAATCTCAACTGCTGAAAATGCTGTTCCAGCTGATGATATTTGAATAAAGTATTTTGCAGATCTAAAATCAGTGGATAAGAAACTATCTATCACTACACTGGCAGTAGTCGATATTGCAACTTCAGTTGAATCAAAAATACTATCTGCAATTCTTAAACTTTCGCAATTAACTCTTTTACCTACACCAATACCGCCCCTGACTACTAATGCGCCTGTATTGGTTGAAATTGATTCTGTGGTATTAGAAAATAACAATGCGTTAGTAGTTGTTTGTCCTCTATTAGTAACAGTTTGTAATGTACTGGTGTTATCAAATCTTAAAAATGAAGAACTTGTAGTTCCTGTACTGGTAATAGTAATATCGTTACCACCAAAAATACTAGCACTAAGAGTAGCTGTAGTAATAACTGGTTGACTGTTTGAGTATAACGTTCCACCTAACCATAAATCTCCACCTATGCCAACACCACCGTATATTTGCAATGCTCCTGAGTTTGTAGAAGTTGCATTAGTGGAAGTTGATACTGTAAGACTATTAAAAGTCTGCGACACCCCTGTCACAAGCCATGCTGCTCCGCTCCAGGTATAGGTTTTTGAACCTACCGTATAAGATTGTCCTATAATAGGACTTGGTGGAAAATTTAATGCCATTTTATTTTACTCGTTTCATATTTTATACTGCACCCACTTGTATCCAGAACGTGCTAGTGCCGTCTTTGATATACTGTAGATACGCCGGAACTGTTTCATCAATCCAGATATCTCCTATCCTTGCATTAGTAGGTTGAGTAGAAGTTGTGGTAATTCTAGGAGTGTACAATAAGAAATCTTCTTGAGGATTTCCGCAAGGTTCACTATACACGTTACCTGCAATGCCCACTCCGCCAGCAACTATCAATGCTCCTGAACTTGTGCCAGTTGAGTCAGTACCTAATCCAACTGACGTGTCTGCGGCAATATAAGAATATCCTCGACCATCATAATAGAATACTGACCCAATGTTAACTTGATTATCTTGTCCGTCAACTAGGTTGTCACCACCAATACTAATAATTCCAGAACCGCTGTTGATAAACTTAGCAGTATTCTGTCCTAGGATAATGTTGTTAGAACCTGTGGTCCACTGTCTTGCTGCTCTGTGTGCTATGAAGATATTATCTTCACCGTCTATTAACAATTCACCTGCACCTGCACCTATGGCAATATTGCTGTCTTGATAATATAATCTATTAACAGTTCCAGTAGTGCCGCTGACATACGGTGTGAGTCCACTACCGTCAATTGGCGTTGTTGTTAGAATGTCTGAATACAATACAAACGTTGACGTTGTTGGAGTTCCAACATAATAAACAACATCATTTAATTCAACGGTGCCATCAATGTTGAACAATTTAATAGCAGTGCCGGTAGTTAAATTATGTCCAGGTGCTGTAATTAATACAGGATTTGACAGCGTAACATTAGTAATTGTTGTTACAACTACGCTTTGATAAACTCCGGTTAGCTTTAATGCACTATCACCTATGGCAATAGAATTTGATATTTCTGTTCCAGAACTTAACGCATATCTACCGATAGCAATAGTTTTATAAGATGTCGCAATACCCATTAAGGTATCATGTCCAATAGCAATACTTGCCTGTCCTGTTTCAAAGTCATTAGGTAATGGTAATGCTTCACCCCTAACAATAATATTATTAATTCCTTCGTAGCCTTGGCCAATAGTAATTCCATTTACAGTAATATCTTCACCGATATTCATTGTTCCCCAAACACCAATGTCGCCATTGACTACGAACAATCCAGTGTTGGTACTGGTTGATATAATATCAGTCCCTGTAGCAAGAATTCTAATAGTACCTGTGGTCAAAGTACTGTACATTTCTGCGTTTCTAAATTCAATGTTACCTAGACTAGAACGATATGTTGTTCTAAATAGTCCGTCTGTTACAATTGTAAAGCCAGTGGCTGTGGTGTCAGTTGGTGGCAATTGAGGTTGGGCATTTGAAAGGTCAAGAAATTCTCCGCTGCCTCCCTTTCGTAGTAATGATCCACTTAATAATCCTGGCATTATATATTATCCTATTAGGCGTCTGCAGTTTCTAGTATGCTCAATGTTAGTTGGCATGTTCCAGTAGTACTGGCAAATGCTTGAACACTGTCTAAACTTTCAATAATAAGTTTTCCTGATAATACAGTACCTGCATCACCTGCGGGAATTGCAAAATCTTTAACTAAGAATGTTGGAGTCAACGCTGCTTGAGCACCATTGCCTTGTGCATCTCGCAACACCGGTCTATTTCTATAATGAATAAAACTCACTGTTTGAGTTTGCGTACTAACGTTTGCTACCTGCGCCATTAATATAATTGAAGTTACGCCAATTGGTGCAACATATGCAGTTACCGTTGCCGTCGTAACAGAGAACGACGGCAAAACTTTAGTTTTTGTCTTAAATGTGTTTAATGGAATTAACGCCATAATTTTTCCTTTTATTATCCTGCTTCAATAGCTAGAATGAACGGTGTCATGTTAGCAAATAATGATTTAGTAAATGTTCTACCACTTAGAACACCAGTTGCTTGGCTGATTACTAATCCTGGACCAATACGGAAGTCACCGTTTTGATCAGTTGATGTAAAGAATACTTTACCGCTGTCTAGTTGGACAACTTCTTTTGATTGTACTGGGTCAGCAACACCTCGTTGAGGTAATGCACCGTAATCAACACCTGCTCCAACGTATTCAAATACGTATCCAGATGCACTGATGTAACTACGTTGATAGAAGTTAACTGTTGCACCGTCTGGGAACAAATCTGTTCTTCTTACATTTTCTCCCATTTGTACAAGATGATGAGTACCGTCTCGTTGCCAGTAACTTAATCCTGTCATAACGCTGTTGTATCTGCCACCTGTTTCAATATCATAAATTAATCTTTGCAATATTAATTTAGTGTCTCTACGGCACTTGAGATCGTTATAGGTAAATCCAGGAGTAGATATACTTGGACTTTGTACAAAGTCACTGATTTCTTCAACAAAATAATCTAAGTTTGCAGTAATTAACGCAATTGCCGAACCAGCGCCTTGTACTGTAGGACCAGTTTTAGTTCTTAAACTTGGTTTAACAACTGCTTCAGCGCCTGCTAGTGTATCTGGCTGCGCTGGGCTCACAGGTAGTATAGTGTTTGTAGGATGAATAATTTGAATTATGTTTTCAAATCTTTGACTAATGAATTGAGATGCTAAACCTCCGTCAGTTAACAACGGTAACTTTATTTGTGTTCCGGTATTAGTTCCTGTTGTAGGAGTTATTGAATCATTTGTAATTGCTTGAATAACAATCTGTTGTAAGCGTAACAATGATAAAATATGAGCCGGACGTTGGTCTCCTGTCGGTGCATCTCTTAATACGTTAGTACCCACTGGAATTGGATTATCTCCAACTTCACTGCTTAACACTGTGTAATAAGCATTACCGCAGAAATACAAATTAAAGTAATTAGTGTTAACAGATGAGGTTGTGTTTTCTGGATCTTGGCCACCACTGGTTAATGCCTTGCTCAGTGTAACACTTTGATAGCCAATATCTGTTACAACTGTGTCAGTAGCTGAATATAATATTCCGTTAGTAGCTGTTTGATTTCCAAACTGATCTCTAACATACAATGCGTTACCTACAGCAATACCGGTAGTGTCAATGCCTGTAATAGTAATTGTACCTGTGGCCAGCACTCCTAAGTTAGGAACAGCATTTAAGAAACCTGGAAATCCTTGTTCGTTGGTATAAGGAACAACATTGCCTTGGAAATCTGTGTAAAGATCTGGTGGCTCTATTTCCATAACCAATGAAATATGCGGACGATCGCTTAAATCTGGAAGGAACACTCTTGCTCGAGCATTGTTTGGCCAAAAGCCAGTTGGATAAAATTCGTTAAATTCAGGATCATCAGGGTAGGATTTATTGATTGGATTGTATATAGTACCGCTGAAGGTTCTCTTACCAAAGCCCTTGGCCACTAGACACAGATTACCAAAGTTAGCGTTACTGTTAACAATAGAAGCAATGCCACCATTATCAACTTCTACCCCTGTAGAACAGAAGATTGTAAACACAGATACTAACTGAGCATAACCGTTGTTGGTAATTCTAACACCACGACCGCCCTGGTTAACCTGTGTAAACGCATCATACACAAAAGAGTTAATAGGACTACGATCACTAATAACCCCGCCGTCTACAAGGCTTCCGCCCATAGAACCTATTGTATCAATCTTACGTTGATTCCATGTGCTGGTGCTACCTGTATATTCTAAACTTAATTCTTCAATCTCATAATCTCTTTTAGGGAATATCAAAGTTTCGCCAAAATATAATGTAGCATTATTTCCAAAGCCAATAGTAGGAGTATCAAGTCCTACTAAGTACGTGCCAGTTGTGATGGTAGTCACTGAAGTAACAATTGGAGAAATCTTTACGTCTGCTCCATTAATGCCAGTTAATGAAAATAATCCGCCACCCATATACACCGGAGGAGCATATATTGGGCCTCTAGTAATAATGTCACTGATGGTATTGAATCCACGTCTTACAGCTTCTTGTGGCATATAGTCACCACCATACTGGAAATACGTATTAATAACTTGTGCAATTTCTGTTCCAGTTTGTACTGTAACAGGAGTGTTAGCAATAATTTGTAGGGCAATATCTCTTGCATGTGCAATGGCCATTGTTGTGGTAGTTTCTTGACCAGTTACATAGTTGTAATTACCAATCCAATAGCTGAGGCCTGCTTCAATAACTTTAGTGTTTCCACCTAATAAGATATCTTGACTTACAGCATCAACTAACAGTCCAGTGTCTCTAAAACACTTTTCTTCGTTGTAATTGAAGCTACCTTGATTGTAGGTCCAATCAACAAAGTTTACTACATCGTCTACAATAAATGCCCTGTTAGCTTTCAATAAGTTGAAACCATTAATAACAGATGTTGCAGTAGTTGCAGTTAACCCAACACTGGTTAAATCGGCAGCTACGCCAGCACCATAGATAATAATATCTGTAATTGTTGTAATAGAATTTTGTACATAAGCAACTTCAGTAACAGTAGCAGTAGATGTTGATAATACTTGAGAAACATTAGTGCCAGTAGTAGGTACAACTTGTGTGCCAGTCATAATGCCAGCTATAATAGTTTTAATTCTATTAAATGCAACAATAGTCTGCGACTCTTGTCCGTGAATAGTACTTGTAGATCCAGACGCGGCATAATAACTTAAACCTGCTTGAATTGCTTGTCTATTTCCACCGTGTGTTAAGTCGAAAGCAATTGAGTTAGTTATTAATCCAACATCTCTTGCACACGTAGATGTATTAAATGTAATGTCTGGATGGATTGCATTGACATACGCCAATACTTCAGCAGCCATGTAATCTTTATTTGCAATTAATAAATTGTAGGCGTTCTTAACTCCTAATAGATTAGTTTCATCCCCGTTAGGTATAATGCGATCACTCCAACCTTTCTTATTACCTCTTAATATTTCAAGAACAATATCAAAGTCTGCTGCAATAAGTTTAGCTTCTACAATACTTGCTGGCTCTAAAGAAGTATTTTGCGTAACAACAGCTTGATATCTGTTAACTAAGTCGTCAGTTGGAGTAACATTTCTAATAACTTTTAAAGACAATTCTTTTAGGTAAGTTACTGCATCAATTGTAGGTCCAATTTGTGCAGGTATATCACCGGTGTATGTCCCTTGAGCCCAATACTGTAATCCAGAGAATGTACTTTGACTTCTATTAGTAGTTGGATATAGTAAATCTGTTGCAATAGAATCAACAATCAAACCAACATCTCTTTTACATGCTATTTTGCTGTAAGGGAATGATTTAACCATGTTATTGACATAGTTAACTGTGTCTTCTTGGATAAATCGTCTGTTTGCCTGCATTAATATTTCTGCACTAACAAACGCCGCATCAGGCCCTCCTGATTTGTACATTGCAGGAGCAGCATCTGGACCATTATTGATAATTGTAACAATAGTATTGAAAGAACTATCGATAGAACTAGCTGCAATATCTCCACCTAGTAGCACCGTATTCCTAACCTGAGAGTTAGTACCAAAAGGAGCAACTTCTGCAGGAACAGTTAATATGTTAGTCCATGTATTATTAACAATAACAGCCTGTACCATTTGATTCAAATAGTCGATGGCCGCAGAAGTTTGAGATTCTTGTCCAGATATTCTGCTAATAACTCCATCGTAGTATGCTAAACCACTCTCAATAGACTTTTGATTTCCACCAAAGGCTGCATCATATGCAACGTTTTCAACTAGGATACCTACGTCTCTGTAGCAATACTCTCTACTATAATTAAACACATTTGTAGTTGAGTTAATAAATGCAACTACTTCTTCTTTAATAAAGTTTTTGTTAGCCGCTAATATATTAAATGCATGAATAGCTTCTTCTGATGGATTAATTTCTAAGTTGATTGGTCCTTGAGTAGTAACTACGTCCGGACCATTTCTAATAATATTAGTGATAACATCAATTTTGTCTTGTAATGCCTCGGCTTCGTAGGTGCTGGCAATTGGTTGTCCAATAATTACCTGCGTTGTTGCAGTTTGATAAACTGTTGGAAGTGGTACACCTTTAACAATGTTAGGAATGATACTCTTTAGATAAACGTAGGCTGCGGTAGTCTGAGGGACTTCATTGACAATTTGTGTTGACGTGCTACTGTAGTTGTAATAGTAAACACCTGATTTAATACTTTGTTTTTTACCGCCATGCAATAAGTCAAATGCAACACTGTCAATAATGTTGCCTACATCTCTTGCACAGGTAGATGTGTTATAAACAAACGCTGGATGGTTGGTTGTAATCCAACTTATTACTTGAGTTTTTAATGTTGGTTTATTTGCAATCAACGCAGTATAGGCAGCAACGGTGTTTACATCCGTGCTTGCAAGTCCGTTTGGACTTGCTTCAATCCAATCTGATACTCCAACAGTACCATTTGCTATAATATTTGTAACAGTAGTAAACAATGCATTAACAGTAGTTTGTGGTGTTGCTCCACCTGCGTTTAATGCTATTGTTGCGGCCAAGCCTTTTAAATAATTAATTGCTGCCGTTGTGGTAGTTTCTTGACCTAGGATAGCTGAAGTAGTTTGACTCCAGTATTGTAAACCTGAAAACGTACTATCACTATCACTGTTGTATAACATGTCCATAGAGATAGAATCTACAATAAGTCCTAGATCTCTTTTACATTTTGGTACATTATACGTAAATGATCCGCTGTTAAATGTTGCGTCTACATAGGCCACTACCTGCTCTTGCATGAATGGTTTGTTAGCCAACATTAATGTGCGAGCACTGAAAAAGCCTGGATTCTGTTGTCCAGCATTCACTGAATCACCTAGAACAATAGTACCAGTTCCTGCATTGACAATTAATGTAGTTGTGTTAGCAACCCATGTACCTGTTCCAACTGCTCTAGGAACTTGAACAGTTTGATTTGGCACAAACATTGTACCGTCTTTTAACCACGGTCCACTTTGATTGGTACAGTTTTGAATGTAAGGACTGTGGAATAAGTCAATTCGATCGTCGCCTTCTTGTGGAGGAAACGCTGTTGCATATGCTCCTCTGTTAAATTCAGGTTCGTAATCTCCTTCAAGTAAACCGCTTCGACCATTTAAAAAAGTACAATAGTTTATATAGCATCCGCTTTCAACATGGAACAAGTCTTGTGTTTTATTGATTGGCTCAATAAAAGTTGTACGAATGTCAGCGCCTCTAATAGAAGTATATGGTTTCATTCTAACAGGATTGTCTTCTAAATAGAAACCCGCGCTAACTAAAATTTGTGTGCCTGGCTGGTAGTAAGGACTATTTACTGCACCGTTGATTGTGCGGCAAGCACGACTTGCATCTATAGCACGACCATCGTTGGTATCATCACCGTCCATGGTAACATACAATGTATTTGAAACTACTGGGGCAGTACCAATTGGATTAATGCCGCGTACTAGAATATCGCCGTATACGTCTGTTAAACCACCTTGAGGTTTAATTTCAATATTGCTGTTGTCAGTAGATGCAATTACCTTGGTATAAAGATCGTGTACGTATGCTTCTGCCCATTGTGTAGAAGTTGTACCCAGTCCATACACTTCTGTTGCTGTTTCTGCATCTTCTGGAGGAGTAACTTCTTTAGTGACAATATTTTTACCAACGCTAATACCACCATCAACTCTTATAGATCCAGTAGTTGCTGTAGCAGTAGCAGTATTATAAACTCTTATTAAGTCAGTTCCTAATTTACCAGTGAATGGATTATACGTTAGTCCGCCTGAAAGAGTTCCTGTAGTATCTACATAAACAAATTGTTCACCTGAGTTTAAGGCAAACAAAGGATGGAATACTTGATCTACGTTTGTTGATGTAATAACTAATTGGAATGAAGTATTAGCAATTTCAATCCTACCGTAGATTCTACCGCCAACGTTTAAGTCCTTCTCAATACCTACACCACCTGCAACATACAATGCTACTGGTTCGTTTGCTCCGTTAAATTTATCCCATATACGATGATTGTTTTGTGGGTCATTACCAACTGGAGGGTCATACACATCAGTAGGGTCATATGGGCGGCCCCAAGCGTCTCCAAAATTAAAATATGGATTACCTACGTTAGCTTCACTAAAGAGTTTTACATTTTCTGTATATACTGTAGCCCACCGATTTGTTTCATTACCTAAAGTATATTCCGGAGTACCAATAACAACTGGAATTAAATCGCTGTCTATTTTAGAATTAACTGTAGTTGTATAAGAATCATCGTCACCTAATGTTATATTTTGTTTTACAACAGTTTCAGGAGTATCAATAGTTACACTAGTAGCAGCTTCTGCAAGAATAGTCTCACCAGCAGTTAATGTAATATCAGATGCGGCATCTACAGTAACTTCGGAGCTTTTAGATTCAATACTAACGATGCCACCAGTAGCTTCAACCGTGATATTATCATTGGCAATAACTTCGGCATCTGCGCCTGCGTCAATTGTAGTGTTATCACCTGATACAACATTTATTTCACCAGTTGGTACATTTAAAAAATAGTCGTTGGGAATGTTTACAACATTAGTTTTGTTGGTCCCAGATGTAAGACTAGTGGGTGGGGTTATAGAGTAAGTAATTGCCATGTTTGATCCTCAGTGTATTTATTTGTTTAGTGAATCCTTAGTTCAACTGCGTCTATCAAAGGACTGCTTTTGTGAGGCCAATTTGGATGGCTTTGGAATCTTATTACAACTCCAAATGAAGAATTTTGTATATCTGACATAGTTAAGTTAGTGTTCCAATTGTCTGTTTCGCTACCGTAAATTTTTATAAGATCTAAATTTAAAGATGCATGATTATCACCTACAAGTTCATCATTGTAGCATAGTTGAATAGTTTCGTCTGTGATCCTACCTACTCTATTCATTGAAAGTTTTAATTCAATACCGGATAATGTAGCTGGTAAATTTACAAAATTAAAATTTGTAAGTTTTAGATAGTAAGTTTTTTCTTTAATATCATGTCTAGGTTCTCTAGCAATATGAATTAAGTCTCGAGTAGTTCTTACAGATTTTCCATCTAAATTTTTTAATCCGTGAAAATCATTTACTTCCAGCCAAGAAACATGAGCGTCTTCTCCTCCTGTTTCTGCATACTGCGTGATTGTTCTAGGTAAGGTCCAATTAGTGGTCATAGCTATATTTACCTAAATATATTTTATACATATTAAATGAAAAAGGACTCCGAAGAGTCCTTTTATTATATCTAAAAAATATTAGATAGTGTCTGTGATACTAACAATAGTACCAGATGCTGCATCTAAGGTCCATCCTGTAGATACACCGTCGCCTACTAAGAATGCTGTACTCATTGTAGATTGTGCAACAACTGCTTTACGAGCTGTTAGTTTCTTAACAAAGTAAGTACTTCCATTAGCATCAGTGGCAATGATATTCATTTCGCCTGCTGCAAGAGTAGCGGCTGCTACTAATTTGCACTGTCCTTGACCTTGAGCATTTTGAACTAGGTAACGCTTACTGGCTTCTTGTTTTAAAATGTCGCCGGCAGCAACTGCACTTGAACCAGTTGTTAGGTAAGAAATAAATGCAATAGCATTTTGTCTACCTGTGCTTAATACTGCGGCAAAAGTGGTATCTGTACCTGCAACTCGAACTGGACTAAATGTCAATGTAACTGAAGCAGTTGAAGAATAACCAGTACCTGCATTAGTAACTGTTAGTGCTGTAATACGACCTGGCTGTGCTAGACCTGCATTTGCTAGACCTGGTACATACAATACTGTAGCGGTACCAGATGCTGGAATACCACCTGCTGTTTGAGGAGCACTTGCTACCCACGTAACTGTGGTACTTGTACTATAACCAGCGTTGGTTAACGTGTTAGCAACAGCAATAGATGCAATGCCTTCAGCACCTACACCAGTGCGGCCACCGGTTGCTTGGTTTTGAAACGGAGTTATTAAACTACCGAAGAATTTCTTTTTAATTGGACGTCCCATTTTGTTTCTCCTTAAAATATTATGACGTTCTAGGTCTACGCAGATTGGTACTGCATAATAAACTTAGATACTTTATTTAACAAAAAACCCGCCGAAGCGGGTTTTTGTTTGTGTAAAACACAAGTAACGGATTACTTGAAGCTTACGTTTGCGCTAGTGATAGCAACTTTACCTAGGTAGTCAGCAGCATTGCCTAGAGAAGAAGCAGTGTTGCTCAACTCTACGTAGCCGTAACGTGTTAGGAAGCCAACTACTGGCTCGAATGTTGCTGGGTCTAGAACAACACCAGAAGACATCAAAGGAATGTAAGGGCAATAGAACGCGGCTGCATCAGCTTCGCTAGTACCTTTGTATCCAATTAGAACTTGGTTGTTGTCGTCTGTGTCAGACTTGTATGCGTCAACATAAATTCTCATAGCGCCATTCAATGTACCAACGAACTTAGTGTTTGTTGGAGCTTCGAATGTGCCTTCTGTTGTACGAGCAAATGCGCTTGTAGTAGCAGATTGTAGAATTGTCAATGCTTGGTTAGAAACAACAGCCCAGTTACCTGCGCCACGACGTGTACGTTGGGCGATCAAGTTGCTTACGCGGTTGATCTGAATAGCAAGAGCGGCGTGCTCATCACCAACGAAAGTAGCTGTACCAGATACTAAAGATTGGTCATAAGTTTCTTCAACAGAAGCTAAAGAACGTAGAGATGTTAGAATCTCTTGGTCGATTTCAGCTGTGATTTCTTGTGCTAGAGCAGCCATGATTTCTGCTTCGATGTCAATACCTTGTTGGGCTTGTGCATCTTGAGCAGCTTCAAAAGTCCAGCGAGCGCTTAGTTTACGAGACTTAGCTTCAACTGGGCTCTTCAAGATCTGAATGCTCATACGCTTACCTGGTGTACCTTCTAGAGCGGCTGTGGTATTAGCACCACCGTTAGAAGCGTTATTACCAGAATACGCTTGAGCGATCTTGAATGGGCTTAGTGCCTCTTCACCAGCTGTAACTGTGTCGCCAGATGCAACACCGTCAGCATAACGAACACGTAAAGTGTGGATCTGTGCAACAGGTCCAGTCATTGGCTGAACGCCGATGATTTCGTTAGCAATAACAGTCGGCATAACACGACGGATTACAGGAAGGATAACACGGTTAAGTGTTGCGATGTTACCGGCGCTTGTGGCACCAGCAGTTGCGCTCTCAGCCAAGTGACGGCGTGTGTTCTCTAGGCAAACTGCCATAGATGACTTACGTGTACCAGATAGGCCTTCAAGCAGAGCTTCTTTGGTCTCTGACCATCTTTCATTTAATAATTGTGACATTTTATGTCTTCTCCTTGAATTTAATTATTTTAGACCCGCTAATTTGCGGATGTCTAAGATGTTATCTAAGCCTACCTCGGGCTTGCTTTCACGATTACCAGTTACTTCAGTGCTTTCTGCTAACATAGCTTTTTTAGCTACAGGCTTGGCACCTTCCATTACTGCGGGTAGGTATTTGTCAAATGCAGAATGTAGTTTGCCTGTTTGTACAGACTCTAATAGTTCTTGCATTACGACTCGCTTTTCACCACTTAATGGTGCTACTAACTCAGCCATTACATTCTTGCGCTCCATCAAATCTTTAGTAACACGAATTTCGCGCTGTGTAGATTCGACTAAGTTTGCTTTTTCTGCAATAACTTGTTTAGACTCTGCTAGCTCTTGCTCTTTCTTAGCGATGATCTTTAACAATTTACTTGTCTCAGACTTCTCATTTAGGAAGGAACCTGCATACTCTTGTGCAAACGCTTCATACAATCTACGACCAAAGTCGTTGTTACGAGCACTGTCAATATCTTCTTTCAACTGGTGAATTTCAGATGTCAACTTGTTAGTGACTACGTTTTCAACTACTTTTGCGCTTTGTGTAATAAAGGCTTGACGGATTTCATCAAACTTGCTCTTGGCTTCACGAACTAACTTAACTTTAGTTTCAGCTAGATCCTTCTTGTCACTTGCAAATTCACTGATTTCTTTTGCTAGAGCATGTACAACAAATTGCTCTAACTTACCAAAATTCTCAGAAACTTTTTTACGGTCACCTTGGAATTCTACTAACTCTCTGCCTAATTGGTTCATAACAAAACCTTCTAGCTTTTTAGCATCACCAGCAATACGTTGTTGGTATTGTGCTTTTGCTTCGGCTAGTGCTTTTTTGTCACTATACAATTCGGCCATTTCTGCGGCCAATCTATCGCTTAACATCTTGTCGATTGCTTCTACCATCACGCTTTTGTCATGACTGTATTTTTGTGCAAACTCTTCACGAAGTTCTGCGGTTACTTGGTCGCGATTTTCTTGAATCTTTTGAGTGAAGGCGGTTTCGACAGCAGTTTTTACTTCTTCTGACATAACACCTGACTCTACTAATTGTTTGAATGCGTCCAACATTAATTTCTCCTCGGGCTTATTTTAGACCTTTAATAATTTGCAAGAGAGATTCTTGCAAATATTTCTGGGCCTTTGGATCTTCTTTTACTTCTTTTGCAACCTGGAATGCTTTGTATCCACCACGACTGTTCATCAAATGCTCATAAACAGGTGTAGGATAAGCGCCAGGTGCGCTTGGCTGTGCAACTATATCAACTGTGATAATTTCGAAGTCAGATACTTTGCCGCTCATGTCGTCAACGTTGCCGCTGCCTCGTGAGCTAACGCCGAGTTTTACACCGGCTTCTAACATAGTTCGAATTAAGTTACCCATTGGTGTAGGCAAGATTTTAAACTTACCATAACCGTTAGGACCTTCCATCCACATATTTGTTATCATATGGGACACACGGTCCAAATTTACTTTAAGATCATCTGGGTGATCAACTTCACCTAATACAGAATAACCATTTTGAATTTGATCATTAAGTGTTTTCACAGCACGTTCAATTTCGTCTACAGGGTAGACACGTTGATTAGCATTGCGAATACCACCTTGAATAGCAATACCCTTCAAGTGAAGATTCTTGCCATCCTTGTCGTCCGACTCGAGAACGATGCCGGACTGATCAAAACTTAGGTGTTCTCTTAGATATGAATGTTTCATCCAGGTTCTCTAATTATAGTTTCTTAAGAAACGTAGGAATCTTAGCCATACTGGTTTGACCAGCTTTGTCGCCTGTGCCTGAACCTACTGGTCCTGGACCTGCGCCCTTCTTCTCAGCACCATGGCCACCTTTAACAGCTGATAGGTTCTTAACACCCATCTTGCCGCCAGGAACATTACCGTTGCCACTGGCAAACTTTTCACCGGCAGTTTTTGTAATACCGTTGTTTACTTTACCTGGGCTTGTGCCTTTGTCAGTTCCGCCTTCTGTGTGGCTTTGTGCTAAGTTTTTAGCATTTGCACCAGTGTTTGGCTTACCAGAACCACTGCTAATAGGGCTTCTGCCTTCTACTGGAGAACCTTCTTTATCGCCTGTACCAGCACCTACGTACTGTCCTTGGCCTTTCATGCTGTTCTTGTCCCAATCGTTACCAACTTTCTCAGTGTACTCACGTGTCATACGACGACCTTCAAATGCTGGTTGACCCATCATTTCCATGTCATCTTCTTCACCTTCTTCGTCACCGAACTCACCAGCTGGCTCTTCACCACCTTGTGCTTGTTCTAGTTTAGCAAAGGCTGCTTCTAATTCTTCAATAGCGTTCTTGATGTCAAAAATAGCTGCGTCTTCACCGGCTTCACCACCTTCTTCATCGTCCATAGCACCTACGTCTGCGCCGAATTTGTCTGTAGCGTCACCGCCCATAGCACCGGCTTCGTCGTCAGCTTCCATGCTGTAGCTGTCTTCTAGGTCAACGGATTCGTCTGCTTCTTCGTCAGCACTTTCTTCCATTTCTTCTTCGTCATCTTCTGCGGCTTCGTCAACTGATTCCTCAGCTTCTTCGTCGGCAGCTTCTTCCATTTCTTCTTCTTCTGCTTCTTCAGCAATTAAATTCTCATAGATATCTCTTGACTTCTCAACAACGATTTCATGGAATAGCTCATTGGCTTTATCCATTTCTTCATTGACGATCAAGTCTAATAGTTGTTCAAACTTTGTAGACATTGCGGGGTTCTCCTTAATTAGTTTCGCGGCAAGGCTGTGTTGTTATTTAAACACTATTATATAAACGTGTTGGAAATAGGCCAAAAAGCGACTGTTTTTGACCGGAGAAGGTTAAATTTAATAAGTTTTTGTCTAAAATATTTAAATTCTAGACGAAAAATATTAAACTACCATATTATGCGGGCATTGCTTCCGGAGGAGGCGTTGCGTACATTTTTCTAACTAATGCTAGTTCTTCCTTCTTTTCGGATTCTCTAGCGTCACCTGCTTTACGTAGGTCGTTCAACATACGAAGTGTTAAACGTGTTTTTCTAAGGTCACTGGACTTTAAAACGCTGGTATCGTTGTCCGAATTATAGCGATTATCATCAGTCATGCTTGCCTGATTTTTATCAAAGTAAATGAATTCTCTTAAAAACATAGTAATATTTATGCTGGAGGCGCAGTTCCTGGTGCTGCCGGAGCTGCTTCTGCTCCTGGTTCACCTTCTGGAGGAGGTGCAGATGTAGCACCCGACAACGAACTCATGTCTGCGCCCATACCGTTTGCTGTGATACCCACTGAACGTAGTTCAGCATTTGCTGGTAATTGGGTGTCATCATCGACATTTTCTTCTTTCCACATAGTTTCGTTTTCTACAATCTCTTCTTGTGTTAGACCTAAGAAGCGTTTTAATGCAAAACGTTTGCTGATAAACGGAACGGCTGCTACTGTTGTGTATGTAGTTACACGAGCAGTGTCCATTTCTGTTTGACGGAAAGCGGCAAAATTCTGTGGAGGATTAAACTTAACATCAAATATGTTGCTGTCAACATTAATACCTTTGTTGTGTAGATACAGTTTAAACTCTGTATCAAACACATCATTCATTAGACTTTGTAATCGTTCGCAGTACTTGTTAAATCGGAGTTCTTGGATGTAGGCTGTTCCAACTCTACCATCATTGAAGTTAGATCCTCCGTCATCGGGACCAGTAGGTAGATAACTGCTAGGAATGCGTAAAGCCCTAAACAACTTATTAGTAAAATATTTAAGATCATCAATTTCTCCTAGGTTAGTACCGCCCGGTAGTACTTCAACTTTACTGCCGCGACCTTCTGCTGTCTGTGGAAAAAAGTAATCTTCGTTGATTGATAACGGGTTGTAACCTGCATCAACAACAGTCTGTCCTCCACCTGTTACACTTGGAATTCTTCGTTGGTTTACTTCGTTCTTAACTCGTTCAACAAAGCTCATAGCTAAGTGGCTGGGCATGTTACCTACGTCGATATAAAATACACGGCGTTCTGGTGCTCGTTGTATACGATATATAATAATAGCGTCTTCAAGCAATTCTTTTTGCTTGTAAACTTTGAAAATACTTTCTAAAAGACTTGTTCCAAAAGGAAAATTATTGTCAAGACCTTCACTTAAACTTAAATGAATAACGTGCTTTGCATCAATATTATACTGATTTTCTGTTTTAGAAAATCTATTTCCATTTAAGTTTGTAGGGAACGCACCGGTCATTCCACGTGATCCACCTGCGCCGCCTTGTCCGGCAGCGTAGCTACTGGCATATTGACTGCCCCCACCTGTGACATTACTAGGACTGATGGCAGTTGTAGCCAGAGTTTCTAAATTAGGGTTAAAGTCACGAATAACATATTGTTCAGGTTTCTTACCTTCACTTTCGTTGACAATAATGCGATCAACTTTCTGTGAATCAACAAACATCCATGCTTGTGTTTCTGGATCACGAACAAAGAATGCATCACCGTATTTGAATACATTGCGAACTACTTTAAAAATACGTTTGTCGAATTTATTAAGTTTAGTCCACTGTTGCATGAACTTTTTAATAATCTTAGTTTCAGTGCCTGTGGCCTGTTCTTTAAAGAATATACGGAACGGAGTACCGCTGTCTTCATTTGTTTGGCTGCAGAATTCTGCAAGAATATCTAGTGCAGCATTGACTTCACTGTCGCTGTCCATGGTATCGTACTGACCATAACGCTCTAAACGATTTGGATGTCCAGAATATACATCTGGCAAATAGCTTGAGTAATTTCTATGCGTAGGATTAGCACGGCTGTCTGAGTTAACAGAACCGTTAACAGGACTCATTTGTCCTGATGTATCAACTAAAGTAAAATATTTTTTCCAAGCCATAATTTAAAATTTAAAAAGGTCGCCGCCTAACCCTTTGGTAGCATCCGCAGTATTTCTGGTATACTCTGAGGTTTCTTTGACGTACCTTAGCATCTCTGCTGTTTGTTTATTTAACGTCTGTAGCTCGTTCTGTAAATTTTCAAAGTGTCTAGTAGGTGCTACAACCTCTGGGCCTGCTTCTCCAGCTAGGATGCTAGTCGGAGTGTTTACCATTAATCCATCTGCGGCTTTTTTCTGTCCAGACTCGCCAAATAACTTTCCCCAATTTTGGTAAAGTCCGTATGCGCCACCTGCTGCCGCTCCTAATCCGCCGCCTATAGCGGTGCCTACACCCGGAACAATACTGCCTAGCATAGCACCGGTGCCTGCAAAAGTAGCTGCCTGACTAGCAATATCTAAACCTGCACCAGTCTTTTCCATTCCATTACTTGCGGCATAGTCTGCGGCTGCACCAAGTGCTAATCCGCCTGCAATACCACCTATACCACCTTTAAGTGATCCTGCTAGTTTGCCGCCAAGCCCTTTGCCAATACCCGAACCACCTAGTCCGCCTGCACCACCACTACCGCCTGTTGGAATTTGTCCTGCTGCTTCTCGAGCACTTTGCAATTTTTTAAATGCTAGATATGCTAAGCCAGCAACAGTCAACGCTTGAATAACTCCGTTTAACTTTTCAAACTGTGTCATAACTGCACTGACAAATTTAGCTAAAGGATTTATTACTGCTGTTAATAATTTAATAGCAGGCATTAAAATACTTAATAGTGACTGACCAAGTTCTTGTATAGCTTTCTGAGATTCAACTGCGGCTTTAGCTTCTGATTCCTGTCGTTCTTTCTGTTTAGCCGCAATTATCTGTAATTGTTCTTCACCTGCTCTTGCAGATTCTGTACCTTGTGCTTTAGCTCTGTTTGCTTCTTTGGTTAATCCCATTAATGCTTGACCAGTACTGTCTGATGAAAAACTTAATGCTCCTGCTATTCCACCTAATCGATTAGCAGCCTGTGCCGCACCTTCGGTAGCTTTTGCAGATAATCGTTGTTGAGATGCTAAATCTCCACCTGCTTTAGCATTGTCAACCATGGCTTGACTAGCTTTAGCAACTTCCGGAGCCATTGCTGTTAATTTTTGTGAAGCTTCAGTCATAGGAGGTAATCCTAACATCTGAGCCATGTACATTTCTTCTCCAGCTTTACCAAATTTAGTTCTCATCTCAGTTGCGCCTTGCTCCATGGCCTTACGCTGAGGTTCAGTCATACTCATTAATGCTGCCTGATATGCAGCATTTTGATTTCTAGCCTTTTGTTCTTTTTCTAATTCTTCTCTACTCTTGCCAGTAATTTGAGCAAGTCCATCTAACTGTGTCAAGTACTCTGCGGCACCTTTAGTAAGTGCTCCAGTATTTTGCATTTCTTGTTTAGTACGAGCACCAGTGTTTGCTAAGTAGCCTGCAAGTCCTTCATTAACTTGTTCTGAAGTATACCCTAATGCTCTTAAATTATCTCCAGCTTCACTTTTCAGCAATGAGTTGCTCATTGCTGTAAATGCTCTAGCACCTTGATCAGCGGTACCACCCATTCTTGCAAATGTTTCACTGTTGCGTTTCATTAAGCCAGCAAACTGATCTAATGTCATATATGTACTTGCAGCCGCAGTTCTCATTTCAGTTAAACTGCCTCCAAAACTGACTCCGGCATCTGTGAGCTTTTGGTAGGCTCCTAAATTTTCTTCTTGAAATCTTGCAACCTTTGCAAATGCACTGGCAACTAATCCAGCAGCTCCGGGCAGTCTTTCAAAAGCTGAAAACAAATCACTACTCTTGTCAGTTCCATCAAGTAGTTTTCCGCCCAACTGCATCATGCCGGCCGCTAACTCTGAGAATGTCTTTTTAAGGTTATCTGCTTTTTCGCCAAGCTCTTTCTGGGCTTTGGCTGCGGCTTTGGCTGCTTCTATTGCGGCTGTGTTAACACCTGCGGCACCGGCTGCTGATCCTACCGCACCCGCCGCACCTGATCCAGCTTGTTTTTGGACCGCCTGCACGAGTTGCTTTAATGTAGCCTCCGTGGCTGCATTATTCAGTTCTACATATTCGTTGCCTATCGATCCGGTGACGTCTGCCATTGTTTCTCAGTGGTTATCTGCGTAGATAAATATTGTATTCATTTAGCATCATTTATTTATCGGAGATACAAACCATGGTAGCCAACGTCCCACCAATGCAACAACCAAATCCATTAGCTTCGTTTATGAGGCAACCAAAGATCTATATTAGATTACCCAGCAACGGTGAGTATTGGCCAGCAGGCACTATTATTCCCACAGAAACTGGAGAATATCCAGTTTACTCTATGACTGCCAAAGATGAATTAATGCTTAAAGTTCCCGATGCTGTTATGAGTGGTCAAGCTATTGTTGATGTCATTCAACATTGTATTCCAAATATTAAAAATGCGTGGCACATGCCCAACATTGATTTAGATGTTGCCTTAATTGCTATCAGGCTTGCAACCTACGGTGAAAAGATGACAACTCCCATTACATTCGGTGATGACATTGAAATGGAATATACCGTTGACCTTAGAAATGTCATGGACGATTTACTCAATACTGTAAATTGGGATCCTGTTGTACAGATCAATGACGATCTAACTGTGTTTGTACGTCCAATGACCTATAAACAAATCAGCGAAAGTGCTCTAAAAACATTTGAGACTCAAAAGATTATACAAGTAGTTAACAACGATAAACTCGATGAAGAAGAAAAGTTAAAATTGTTTAAAGAAAGTTTCAGTAAGTTAACTGACATTACACTAGGTATGGTACAGTCAAGTATTATTAGAATTGATTCTAGCGAAGGCAGTACTGATAATCCAAAATTTATTGCTGAGTTTATCGAAAATGTTGATAAGAATATCTTTAATAAGATTCAGGAACACTTAGATCACCTAAGAGAAATTAATACTATCAAACCTGTTATTGTAAATGTTACAGACGAAATGCGTGAAAAAGGATTTACAGGTGACACTGTTGAAGTACCGATGGTATTTGATCCTGCAACTTTTTTCGTCTAAGGCTTTTGTATCTTGACAACGAAGGCATTGATCGCGTTGTTAAAGAATATGAAAAAGATACAAAAGCCTTAAGAGAGGAGCTTATTAAGATATGTTGGTATATGCGTGGGGGCATAACTATATCAGAAGCATTCATGTTGACCACAGATGATCGATTACTTGTTGGTCAATTAATTGAAGAGAATTTAAATATAACCAAAGATTCGGGCTTGCCGTTCTTTTAAATCTTCATTCCTAAAAAGTTGCTCTTAAATTCTGCAACTATTTTTTTCTTCTTAAGTTTCTTTTTCTTTTCTTCAGCTTCTCTAATGCCTTTATCTGCTGCTGCTTTGATAGCTAGCTTATCTGCGGCAGTTTGTTGAAATCCTGATTTAGCTTTTGCAGCATCAGCGGCTGCTTTAATGGCTGCGTCTTGCTGATTTTTTGCGGCATTGACTTGTTTTGTTTTTTCTATGTCAGCATTACGTTGGTCAGCATCTGCTTGATTCTTTGCTGCCTTATCGGCTGCGGCTTTTGCAGGATCAATTTCTACTCCTTGCGTTGCAGGGTCAGTGGTCGCTGGTGTTGTCTCAGGTGCCGGAGGCGGCGTACCAGCTGCTGGCGGCGTTGCTACGGGTGCAGGGGGAGTTTCAGCAGCGGGCGGAGGAGCAGCCATATTCTTTTCTAATTCGCTTGCTAATTGTTTTTTACTTGCAGGGTCTAACTTGTCAACTGCTTGCATAATACTACCAATTGCTCCTGGATCAGCAGCAGGTGCAGCCGCAGGGGGTGCTACGTATGGTCGGCCAGTATCACCACTAACCGCAGGAGCAGGAGCTTGTTGTGGAGCAGGGGTACCGCTTGCGGCTGGAGCAGTACCAGGTGCTGGTTGTGCGGCTGGCGCGGCAGCTGGATCGTTGTTATATGTGCCAGCAGGATCTTTTGGATCCCAAACTGCTTTAGCGTCTTTGTATCCTTGTTTAGCATCTCTCCAAGCGGCACCAACACCGCCAGCAACATGGCCAGCGGCTTTACCAAGGAATGATCCAAGACCTTCATCTATGTCAGTTTGTTCGCTAATTAGTTCATTGATCTTCATGTAGGTAATTCCTGTTATCTTTTTAAGTATGCCAGCACTTGCTTTTGTTCTTCAGGACTGAGTGCTTTAATTTTGTCCATTAAGTCTTTGGTATTTATTGGAGCGTCTGCGGGTTTATCTAGCGTAGGTTCAACTTTTCCTGCAGGTTCTGGTATTGACATATCGGTATAGGTTTTAGAAATTACAGCAGGATCTACACCTGCACTTTGTAATATCTTAGCAACTTCTTCGCTGTCCGTTGGACTGCCTGCTTTCTTCCAGGCCTTTTCTAGCTTGCTAGCATCTACTTTGTTGCCTGTGATGCCAAATAATTCGTTGAGTTGTGTTCTATTTAAAGATTCTTTTACTGGGGCAGTCGCAGTTGGTTTTTCTTTTGCACCGGCTACTGCTTGTCCGGTTATGGCAGATAAAACCGGACTTAACACTGATAATGCAGATGATACAGCGTTTGCGGCTGCGCCTATTGCTCCTGGTTTGATTACTTGATTGGCTGCGGCAGCCACTGCTTTTTGGTATTCTGGATCAGATGCTCGTGATAGAATGTCAGCAAGTACACCCGCCTGTCTAGCAGAGTTAGCATCCATAGTTGCACCTAGATTACGCATAGCGTCTGCACCGCCACTCAGTAAATTACTAGTTGCTTTCATTGAGGCTTGTACAGATGCGCTGTATTTGGCAGCATCTTCTGGGTTCAACATCACTGTTGTGCCATTGATTTCAAGAGATGCAACTCGTTTAATTGTCTTAACAGCCCCTAAAGTATCAAGCATGTCTTTAGCTTTTGAAATACCTGCCGCTGTTAATCCAGCAACTGCTCCTGCGGTTGCTCCACGTCCAATAGCAGTACTTGCTTTCTGACCTTGTAGCAAACGGTCAGCAATGTTGACAATACCTACTGCAATACCAGTTCCTGTGCCTACTGCTAGTGCCCCTGCACCAACTCCACCTGCCACTGCAACACCTAAGGCTGCGGCTGCAGAACCTGCAATGGCTAACAAGAATTTATGTAAGTTAGGATTGTTCTTTGCAAACTCTCCGTATTTGGCCAATTGAGCAGCTAGTTTAGGATTTTTTGCTGCAATACTAGATTTAATCTCTTCAAACTTTTGATCAAATGCCTGTACTGGCCCACTACTTTGTAGCATACCGCCAAACTTGTTAAACCATACATCACTGACTTTGTTTGCGGCACCCTTAACCATGTCACCTGCTTTACCAAGAGCACTACGGCCAGCACCTGTTTCTATGCTTTTAAAGAGTTGTTGAATTTGATCGGGTTGTAATGCAACTTCACAGAGTACAGGGTGGATATCCCTTTCCCAGGTACGGAAGTATTGATCTCCTTGACCTATGCTTTCAAATATAGATTGTTTAGGAGAATTTTCAATTCTATCTAAGGTACTAAGAAGTGTTGATAATTGCATTATTATTCCGGAATATGATTTGTTATTTATAATGAGCTGACGCTCATTTGCTCTTTCGTTGACACTCAGAGCACATACTTCGTCGAAGACGAAATAATATTATTCAGATTGTTCAGTCACACTTTGCCCTGACCGGGCAAAGAAAACATTATTCGAGTTGAACATATGTCACTTAGTGTTACTGCATTACAGTGGCGGTTGGCCTGTACCACGAGCAGTGTCTTATTCCAGCGGCGGTAAACAAATATACACTAACATACTTGCTTACGTAGGGCGTCTCTAGCCCTTCATTTTGCCTAAATTCTTGTTTCAAATAACCAAACCGCGGCGAATTTGCGATCCTCGTCCTGTAAAGGATAGTGGTTAAGTGCTTGCTTCAGCGGCAAGACTGCGGATTCCTGCGACACGATGTCCAGGTTTCTTCTGTTCGGCACACGATATTAGCCTGTGCGAGCTTAAACTGAATTAAATTTTGGATTTAATGTGAGAGCCATGGACACGGACAGAAATTTGTCCGTTATAGTATTCATCGGATTCTAATACTTTGCGGTCGAATTGTTCGCGGGCCTCAATGTAAGATGTTTCTGCTTTGCTTTTACAGTAGTGCAATATTTCTCTTGTGAAATTTTCTTTGCCAAATAACTCAACGTCTTTGTTAAGTTCTATATTTGAGCCATAATATTCTTGCCAGTCGCTGTTTATTTTGCTTCTGATCTTCTTTTTCTTCTTTGTGCCGTTCTTTAACTTTACAGTTTTGTAGGTCGTTTTACTAAATTTTGCTAACTTTTTGCCTATGTAGAGTCTGCCAGAAGTATTGCATGAGATAAGATAAACAAATCCCACACAATCTTCAGGCAGTTCTGTAACTATAGAACCTTTATGGTACCAAGTCATTGATTATTTTGCTGCCTTGGCTTCCTTGCGGGCATTCTTTTCTTCTGTGATTTCATTGCGTCTTGCTTTTACTAGCTTACTTAACTCTGCTAGAGCTTTGCGACTGCGAGTTCCGGCTGCGCTATTACCACCTGTGAATTTTGAATCTTCTGCTAAGAATGCTTCAAATTGACTTTTTAATTGTTCTACTGTGTTTGACATTTTTCTTTTCCTCTTTTTTAAGTTTTCGTTCTAGCTTTATGTTTGCTAAATTTTCTTTACATACTAATTGACTTTGTTTTTTTAATTGCTTGGCCAGCAATTCAACGTCTCGAAGATGTTTCCTACATATATACCCGGGAGTCCTGCCCGTAGTCCTTACAAAAATCAAATTTTGATTATGTAACTCTGCAAAGGCACTGACTAACTGTGAATATAAATCCTTATACTTGTTTATCTCTTCATTCAACATAGTCTACATCGTTTGAGTAGCTGGTAAAACCGTTCTCTTTAATAACTCGGAGTACGTTGTTTACCCGGCCTACAAGTTCATCTTTGTGCGATATTAAGTATATATTCTTATTGCGCTCCCTGGCCATCTTTTTCAGGACAGCTAGGGCACTTTCTACCCCGGCAGCATCCATTCCAGCATCTACAAGCTCATCAATAAACAATAAATTAATACTTTGATATAATCCTTCCCATACATCACGGAAGGCAAAGCTCATACTTAAGATCAATCTGTTGCGTTCTCCGCGTGATAAGTTATCAAAATCGAGATCTTGTCCTAGTTGAGTAATCTCAACTGTAAGATCATTTTGGAAAACTACTCTATGCGGAAGTCCTAGCTTGTCGATATAGTAGCTCAGTCGCTTGTTTAAATAACTCAAGTTTTGATCAATAATCTTTTTACGAATAAACGAATCTTTGTTAGTTAGCAACTTGTGTAAAAACTCTTGATGATCTTTTAACTTGGTCAATGTATTAACTGCTTCCCAGTTAATTTCTTGAATAGCAGTATTGTTTAATTCTTCAATCTGTTCTTCGTAAGGATTTTGCTCATCAATTTTAGCAGTTAGGCTCTTTTCTAAACCATCTAAATTGTTTTTATGACCTAATGCTTCTGCTTCTGTGTCATAGAACGTTTGCGGCTTGTGAGGTAAATCACCAATAGCGCCAACTTCTTCTACAATTTTACTAAGACTATTACTAACTTTTTCAAAGTACTCAGCTGATTCTAACAAATGCTTGTTAGCAGTAGCAGACATTTCTTCGTGTTTATGGTCGTGTAGCTCTTGTTCGCAGGCATGACACTTTTTATCAGCTAGACTTTCAAGGTCTTTGCTGTATTTCTTAACAGTCTTTTCAGCTTGACCCAGAGCTGACTCTAAAGTAGCTTTTTGTTTGTTAAGATTTTTAATTTTAAGATCGTTCTCAGCCCAAGTCTTTACTTGTAAATGCGCCGCAAGCTCGGCCTCAATGTCAACATTCTCAAGTCGCATCATAGCACGACCTAAGTTTTCGATATCTGTTTCTTTCTTATTTGCCCAAGCTGAACTTTTAATTTTTAAACTATCAATACTTTTCTGTACATTACCGTTGGCAGTCTTGATTGCTTCAATCCTAACAGTTTCAATTTGAATAGAATCTTTGCTTTCTTTAATTAAAGATTTTAACGCTTCTGCTTTTTCACTTAATAGTGTAATACCCAACAGTTGTTCGATAACTTCACGCTGTTCTGCTGCCTTCATAGATAGGAACGGTTCTGTATAAGTGTTAAGAGCTACTAAATGCTTGAACATTGTATGAGTCATCTCTAACATCTGTTCAATGGCTTTTTGCGTTTCACGGCTATCGCCCTGAGCTTCGTCTTCTTTTTCTTCTGCTTTTAATTCTTGATCATTGACATACAATTTAAGAATATTAGGTTTGCGGCCTCGCTCGATGCGATAATTAACGCCGTTCTTCTCAAACTCAACAGTGACCAACATAGCTTTGCCGTTGGTTTTATTGATTAGATTCTCTTTTTTGATGTTAGTTAGAGCCTGTCCGTACAATGCATAGCTCAATGCATTGATCATAGTAGTCTTACCTGTGCCGTTGCGCGACCCTGTATCATCCCCACCTAGGTCTAGGTTAGATCCTAGTACCAATGTAAGGTGCTCTTTGTCAAAGTCTACAGCTTGAGTTTGATTTCCTACTGAAAGAAAATTCTTTACGGTGATATTACGTATTTTAAAGCTCATAGATTATTATAAATGTCTAGTAAAATCTTTTTATCAAACTGTTCAGATTCGATATTAATTAATTGTTCGGACACAATCTGATCAACGCTTTCAAACTGTTGATCTGGATTGTCATCAATTGTGCCATCTAAGTTAGTTTTATCTTGTATAAGACTAATTTCTCGAATGTCATACTCGTTGGTAAATGTTTCTTTAATGAAGTTTGCTTCTTCATAGCTGATATCAATGTCGAGATTAACTTTAAAGTGCATCTTAGACTTCATGATTTCATCTTTGCGATCTAACAAGTCGCTGAGTTTGATGATTCTGAATTTAGGACAGTTGTCCCAGTTGCGATATTCTGGTACCCCACCCCATTCTAAGATCATCATACCGCGTTCGTCATCCCAGTTATCTGCAAAGTTATGTGGAAACGCATTACCTATGTAATGCACATTGCCTTTGCTTTGTCGTTTATGGAAGTGACCGCTGAATACATGCTCTGGTTTGCCAAAGTCTTCTGCTCTAAGCTCACCGTGGTCGGGCATCTGTACCATGGCGTTCATATAGAACAATGGTAGTTCAAAGTGACCAAATACATATTTGCTGGTCAGCTGTTTCATAGCCTTCCACTCATCACCAACTAACCACGGTACAAGGGTGACTTCGCCTAGAGTGGTGACAGAGTCTACAACAGTCACACCTGGAATATGGCGTCCGAACGCACTAC